TCATAAAGCCGCGTGCGATAAATTCGCCTGAATCTGCGAGATAAATCGCGCTGCGACTTTTTTCATCTATTGCAAAATAATTCCACTCTACCAGTTACGAATAACCAGTTCACGGCTGATTTTCGAACGATTGGCATTAGGCCCACCGCTCAACGTATAGCGAATATCTACCGTATCAATCGACAAGCCCGCAAAGGTTTCACGCATCTCTGGGATATCGTTCACGCTGATCAACATCCTGCCTTTTATCGTTCTGGCCAGCTCCGCAAGTTGCGCGTACTGCTCCAGCCCAAATTCAACGCCGTACCCTTCAGTCCCCCAATACGGCGGATCGCAATAGAACAGCGTATGTGGGCGATCATATTTCTCAATACAGGTGCGCCACGGCAGATGCTCTATAAACGTGCGGGATAATCGCAGATGAGCGGCGCTCAGTTCCTCCTCCAGTCGCAGCAGATTCAGACGTGGGGGCGATGTCGTCGCCGTTCCATACGTCTGCGACTCCACTTTCCCGCCGAAACACTGTTTCTGGAGATAGTAGAAGCGTGCCGCTCGCTGAATATCAGTCAACGTCTCCGGGACGGTCATCTTCGACCATTCAAAAATCTGCCTGCTACTCAGCGCCCACTTGAACTGGCGAACGAACTCCTCAAGATGATGCTTAACCACCCGATACAAATTCACCAGTTCGCCATTAATATCATTCAGAACCTCAGCCTCAACGGGTTCTTTCATAAAATACAGCGCCGCACCGCCACAGAATGGCTCGACATAGCACTGGTGCTCAGGAAACAACGGTAACAACTTTTTGGCCAGACGACGCTTACCGCCGGGCCACGGAATAAAGGGTAACGTTTTCATTTCTGCAAACCTTTTTCAGTATGTGAAAAACTGATAGGCTTACCAAACTGATGGCCATCAGTGGCAGCCTTGGGCGGCTCGCAGGTGCATCCTGCGGGTTAGCTGGCCAGAGTCAGGTTACCGCCTGACTCTGGTCGCTGTTTTCCTTATAACTTCATAGTCTGAATACTGCTGGCCAGCGCGTGGAGCATATTGGGTGAGTAGCGCCAACTATCGACCAGCCCAAGAAAATCTGCACAAAACTCGCTACAGAAATACTTATTTTCCCGCCCGCGATTAAAAACAACGAACCCTACAGCCCCCAACCAGTCGTATTTCATGGCGTCGTTTTGCCGGAAGAATGTCTCCACACTGGCGGGGGAAGCCCTTGTCGGTATCAAATCCCATTTATCTTGCGGCAGTGGCATTTGCTTACAGCGCACGCCTTTGTCCCGAACCGATGACGAGTAACAAAGGAACTCTCCGTTATCCTGCTCAACAGCCAGCTCGCAGTGGGAATAATCACCGCGCGTCACCAGTCGCGTCAGCCAGTCGGAAAGGCGTGCCAGACCATGATGCTCGGAGCGTCCCTTATAGAACGCCAGATAAACCTGCTTCATGGTTGCCATCCCGTCGAGTAGTCATACTCCTGAACCGCCTGGATATCTTCCAGCGCTTCAACGGCGGCAATATGCCGTTGGGCATTGGCAAACAGGCGCATATCGTGATCCATGGTGACGAGTTCAAACTGTGCGGCGATTTCATCAGTCAGCGGGATCAAACCATTGTTTTTAGTCTGCCACATCAGGTTAGCCGGAATCTGTTTAGCCTGACCCATTCTTGTCAGCGACATCTGCTGAATACGACTATTTGCATCACTGTGAAAGTGGTTCCCGTCGATGATGATGTAGTCGGCGGTTACCTCATCACGGCGTACTTTGATAGCGCCAATGAGCGCCGCTTTTACATCATCAATATTGGGTTGCCACGCCTTGCCATTCCAGCGGTCAAACTGACTGGTGGGTTTAATCACCGTCACGTTTTGGGGGAACGCCCCCAGTTCAGAAATCACTGACTCGCTACCGGTGAGCATGTCATAGACCATCATTCCACGATGATCTTCTTGCAATTGCCAGCCATCATCGCTCCAGACTGGTGTTTTGCCAGGTTCGGCCAATGGCGGCTCATTCAGTGTGCAATTCCCCGGCAATCCGGTATTGGGCGCAATGTAGCAATCACTTTCACCAATAAATTCCCCGGTATCGGGCGCATAGTTAAATACCCGCAGGATTTGCGGTTTCATCGGAAAATTCAAATTTCATGCGAGCCTCACAATATAGTTAAATGCGATATTTTTCACGGTGTTTTCAGTGTTACCTGCAGCATTTACCGTGATTGTGTGCGAGTGCGATCCCAGCACTACATTATGCGAGTGAGCCCCCAGCGCCAGGTTATGTGTATGCAATCCCAACGCTAGGTTATGCGCGTGCGAACCGACCCCGACCGTGTGCGTGTGTGCGCCAGCACTACCTGTGACACCGGCTTTTGATGACGGGGCAGGTGATTCCGCATTCAGGTTAGCGTGTCCACTGCCTGATGACGGGGTTGTATGAGTGTGCGCTCCGGTTGAATTGGTGGTTTTTGTGCCGTAGTCAAATGCCGCCGTTGTTTTCGTTCCAAGGTCAGTCCCGGCAGTGGTTTTCGTCCCCAGATCAACCGAAGATGCTGTTACGGTCCCAAGATTGGTACTGGCAGCGCTGGCGGTGTGGTTATGCGACTTGATTCCGTCCTGTTCCTGCGACAGCACCGCGCGCCCGCTGGCCGGTTTCCCTTTAATCATCCAGCCGCGCATGTCCGGTATAACGCCGGACGGATAAGCAACTGCCAGTTTGGGATACGTGGTTTTATTAAACGTTTGCCCAGTCATCAGTGCATAACCTGATGGTACAGTATCGGATGACCAAGGGATCGGTGTTCCCACCGGGCAAGTTTCCGCTGCCACAGCCTTATCATATGCAGCCTTAACCGCGCTCGGTGTCGCCGCCTCCGTCGTACTGGTACTGTTCGTCGCGCTATTGAGTTTCACGATCCCTTTTTGCGTTAACGTACCATCCGGCACGCCGGTAATATCGTTCCACACATGTTTATGCGCCGTACTCGTCCCGGCTTTTTCCAGCGCCTCATTCGCCTTATCCATCGCTGCCTTAACCGCCTTCGGCGTCGCCGCCTGCGTTTCCAGCGTGGAGTTAGTCGAACTGTTAAGCTGCGTAAAACCTTTTTGCGTCAGCGTCGCATCCGGGTGGTTGTGGGATTTTTCGTGCTCCTCAATGCGTAAATCCACATACTCCACAGTCGCCATCACCAGCGTCGGATCGACCATCAGCGTCACCGTCGCCGCGTTCGTCACCTCCATCACTGCGCGGATCACAATCTGCTTACTGGCCCCGGCTGGCAGCTTCGGTTTATACGTCTCCGGGAACTTACCGATAGCGATCAAATCACCTTCGTCATCCTCCAGCCCCACCTCGCGGATATACCAGCCGCCAACCGACTCCGCCAGCACCACCTCAGCAATCACCCACGCCGGGTTTTCCGGGGCGATTTTTAGCGTATTCAGCGGGCCGCGCCAGACCTCGCGCACGACTTTTGTCTGGTCTTCTTTCGGCTCGACATACTGCCCGCCGCCATCGCCAACAATCATATTTTTCAGGCGGATTTGTCGCCCTTCCGCCAGCGCTTCGGCGATTTTCGCCTTACCGACGGCGGTTAAAATAGTAAAAAATTCACTCGCCATTACTCCTCCGGGTAAACAGTGACAAACTCGATACTCCAGCAGCCTGTGCCAACAGAAACGGACTGCGCCTGCTCAACGCCCTCATGCAGCGGCGGCAACACCATCACCATCTCCGCACTTAAACACCCCGTCGCCAGATAAACCGCAGACGACTGGCCCACACTCTCCACAATCAACGGCAGAACGGTGGCAATCTCTCCACCCTGGATGGCACTGGCGATAACCGGGATCTGACTCTGATTAATCAACCAGATAGTCAGCATCTCCAGCGTTGAGCGGACGTTCTTGTACTCGTGGATCAGCACAATCAGCGCGTTAAATTCATCCTCGGTCAGCCCGCGCGTCTCAAGCGTGACATCCATGCGAAAAAATAGGGATCGCCGCCATACTCAAACCACTCGCTGATATCACCATCCAGCGCCAGAATCTTCAGTACCTGACGCACCGCCCACGGCGTCCCGCGATAGCGGTGCAGCTCAATAGCCTGTTTAATCAAATCGCGCTTCTGTCGCTCGTCGCGGGCGAACAGCCAGCCCTCCAGCCCCTGAACGTGGAACTGTTCCGCCAGCGACGGTAGAGCCGAGGTATCCACCAAATCCACCAGGTAAATCAGTAGTGCGGTCAGGTCGAGTTGCGCGAAGCGTTCGGCGGCAAGATTGGCCAGCCGGGTAAAACGTTCATCCCCGGCCAGCGGCGGCTGTAGCGACAGCTTATCCATCGCTCACCCCGGCAATCGTTACATCAATAGCCGTACATTCTGCCCATTCATGCGCAGCCAGCACCTGCTTAACCGGCGTCTCCAGCGCCACGTCATAGACACCCGCCACCTGTAACACCTTAATAATCTGGTTTGGCACAATGTCCTGCCCGAGATGCCGCTGCCGCTCCTGTGTCCAGTCAGCGATGGCCTTGCGCGCGGCCAGCAGTGTCGAATCCTGATCGGCCTTAGTGAACAGCGTCAGTTGCGCGTTAATCTGATACGCCACCCGCAGCGGCTGCTTCGCGCTCACCTTGTCGGTCAGCGGGCGCTTCTTCTCTTTACTGACGTCCTGCACCACCTGCGCCAGCAGTTCGTCGCCGGGCAGTCCGTCCTGCGTCAGCGGGTAAATCTCCACGCAGCCCTCCGGCAATCCCTCATCCGGGCCGAGGATGGCCACGTCGATAATCGCCTGGCTGACCGACAGGGCGTGGAACTGGTACGCTCCGTAACTGCCCGCATTACTAAAACTCTCCGGGGCCAGCTTGACACGCTCGCGCAGGGCATCGTCGCTCTCATCGGTGCAGCCGCCGCCGGAAGTGGTAATGTTCGTTACCTGCAAATCCACGCCCGCTACGCTGTCAACCAGCGCGCTAATTTGCGCCGGTTGCCAGTCGTTACCCGGCACGCCAGCGGTCGTGCAGGTAGCCGTGACGGTCACATTCAGGCTCCCGGCGGGCAGCAGCACATCATCATCAGTGGCAAACATCACAGCGTTGGACGCGCTGGCGCGGGTTCCCTGCGGTATCAGCACATTACGCTGCTGCGCGGTGGCCACCGAAAACTGCAACGTCGTCTGCGCCTCCTGGGCAGGCAGGCGCTTAACGCCCACCAGTTCGCCGAGGTAATCGAGCATCGGCGCGCGGGAGAACGCCACCAGATTCTGCTTTGCCGCCTCCTGAATACCGATACGCAGCAAATTCTCGCGGTAGGCGATTACGTCAATCAGCAGCCGCTCGGCCTGTGCCGGATAGAGCGTTTTACCGCTGGCCGCTTCATACTGCGCAATCATCTCGCTGGTGATTTGCGCCGGGTCGCGGTCGATAAAATCGGGTTCAGCTAACGCCATACCACCTCCGTTTCATTAATAACGCCATCGGCGGCGCGCCACTGGATGCGCAGCGTCAGGTGTTCAGCGTCCAGTACCGGCACCACTTTCAAAAACTTGCAGCGCGGCTCCCAGTGACGGATAGCCTCCACCGACTCACGCACCACATGAGGGATTGCCCGCTCAGCAGGCCAGTCGATATAGCGCCACAGGTCGCTGCCGAAAAACGGGCGATGCGGGTCGCTGCCGCGCGGCGTACGCAGAATGGTGTGAACCGCCTGACTGATATCATCCAGCCCGCAGACGTACTCGCCGTCGCGTTTCAGGGCCGGTTGCCAGTGCAGATTTTGGGGATGGGATTGTGTGCTCATGAGGGGCATTGTCGCCCCCCGTCGCTAACGCGCGGTATTAAACCGCTTTAATGAGAGTGGTGATTTGAATTGCCGCTGCCGTCGAGAACCGAACCGCTCACGCCGACATTACCCCGCACCCGAACATTGCCGGTGATCACTGCGCTGTCACCGGTGCCGCCTTTGCCTTCCATACCGCCATTCCAGGTGAGTTTTTTCTGCACAATAACGTTGCCGGTAAAGACGCTTTGCGGGGCATCGACGGTGACGGTGGTGGCTTTCACCGTGACTTTCTCCGCAATGGCGTCAATGGTATCTGCCCTGACAGTGGCCTTACTGGTCGTGACCGTCACGCTGTCGCTGGCGGTAATCTCCACCTTTTGCGTGGTAGCGCTGATACTGTTTTTCACCTCGATGACAATTTTCTCAATCCCGCCGTTGATGGTGAGCTGGTGCTCCTTGCGGTCATACTCAAATGCCGCACCGTCAGCGAACTGCACGTAACGCTTGTCGAGCGACGCCACCGGCGCGGTATCCACCGACGAATAAACCGCCCCCAGCACCACGCCATCCTCGCCGTTATCATCCAGCAACACCTCCACCTGCTCGCCAACATCCGGGAGCCAGTAGTCTTTGTTGTTCTGCGTGTTACGTTGCAGGATCGGCAGCCAGTGGGTACGCAGATTATCGCACTCCGGCAGGGTAACGCGCACGCACACCTTCACCTCGTCGATATCGCTGATAATTCCGGTCTGTCGGGTCACGCCTTTCATTATTTACTCCCTTGCGTGGTGGTGCCGTCCGGGTGATAGGTAGTCAGCGAGCTTGGTTTCTTCTTGCCGCCGCCAGCCGCCGTTTTCGGCCCGCGCCCGACCTCAATTTCGGTGCTGTAGCCCGACGAACGGTCAAATGAATGCCGGGCGCTGGTAATCAGCCACTCCCCGGAGAGCACGCCGAACCCCTCCAGGGTGATTTTATTACCGGCAATTAGTTGCGGTTCGCCCATCAGCGACAGTGAGCCAGTCTGCTGGTACTCATTATTACTGTCCAGCGCCGCATCGGCTTTCACCTGCGCGGTACCTTCATCCGCTGCCCGGGCGTTCACCTTCAGCGTATCGGCACTGGTCGATTTGCCGCGCACTTCGGTGATGGTACTGCCATCAGAGTTATAGGTCACCAGCGTTTTGTCCTTGCTCTTCTGGTGCGACACCGAGGCCTTTTTATAGATACGGTTGATGGTATCGCGCAGCGACCAGCGTGCCACGTCCTGCGGCGTCAGCGTCGTCACCGGCGCATTGCTTCTCAGTGTGGCCAGATGCGAAAACACCAGCTCGTCGGCGGTCACTTTCAGCGCATAGCCGTAGTCGCTGGCCAGCCGCTTCAGAAAACCGACGTCCGTCTCAGCATACTGCGTTACCCGGTCAATAGTAATGGGCTGTATCTGGCCGACCAGCTTCAGCCCGTGCTTCTGCGCGATACGGCTGGCGATGGCGTCCAGCGTGGTTTCTTCATAGCCCTCGCTGTTGGCCGTGCGCAGCGCGTTATTGACCGACGTCGCCACGCCGCGAATCGACACCGTATCCGGCGGCGCGCCCAGTTCAATCTCATCTATCGAAAACGTACCGCAGTCCAGTAGCGCCTCACCCTGATAGCCCAGTTGCAGCGACAGTGTATCGCCTTTGCCCGGATACCACGCATCGCGCCAGCGCCCGAAGGTATCCTCGACCTGCACGTCGATTTCGTCGGACTCGCTTTTGATATTATCGGTATACGTCACGCTCAGCACATAAGGCGCGATATCGTGGGTGATATCTTTCTGCCCGTACAGCAGGGTAAAAACCGGCGTAATGACGGCGCTTATCTCAGCCATGGCGGCACCTCATTAACATCATGCACCAGGGTCGCGCTGATAACCGGAATCTGCAGCCGCAGCCCGGAGGCCAGCACAGGCATAATCGCGATATGGGGGTTGGCGACGATAATCCGCTCATAAGCCATCGGGTCGCCGTAGTAACGGAACGCCAGATTATCCCAGCGCTCGCCTTCGGTGGTGATATGCTCCAGCCAGCCGCTCATTACACGCTCCTTAAAATAATGGCCGCTGCCAGACGACTGACAGCAGGCGAGCAGTCAGCCATCAGTGAGCGGCAGTTCTGCACCACGGAAAACGCCTGTGAACAAACATCCGCGATATTGTCCTCATCAACGCCCTCAAATCCGCCCAATGCGCCGCTCACCGCGTCATACACCTGCGAGGCGCACGACCAGACCTCGCTGATACTGTCGGTCAGCGCGCCGCCGTCCGTGATGCGCCCCAGCGCCTGCGTTACCTCGTCCAGCGGCGACAACACATCGTCGAGGCCACTGGCCAGTTCATCCGCTGCCGCCATCATCTCTGACGCAGAGGACGACAGCTCATCAAACGTCTGCCCGGCGCTATCCAGCGCAGACGAGGCTTCGCCCATTCCGGCGGTTACATCACTCAACCCGTCGAACATATCGCTGCCGGGGAATCCGCTGGCTGCGCCATCCCCCCATGCATCAATATTCGGGTCATCACCAGAGACGGCGGGTGGCGTGAGGGGATTTTCGGGTCGCCGATATACTCGCGCAGCGTCAGCGTGGCACTCAGCGCCTGCACATTGCCCCAGGCATCGGTCTGCTCACTGGTGGCGGATATCGCGGTAATCACAAACCAGCCGCGATAGTCACCATTGCCGAACACCAGCGCCAGCGCCTGATGCGCAGCCATGGCGTCATGCAGCCGCGCCAGCTCCACATCCGGTTGACAGTAGTGGCTGTGAAACACCAGCCGGATATTCACTTCATCGAGCTTCTCGCCGATAAACTGCAACCCCGGCTTACCCTCAATGCGGGCGTGCTCGGCGTAATCCACGCCAAACGATGCATCAAAGCCGTCCCAGTAAGTCAGCAGCTCAAACTCAATATCACCCAATACGGCAAACATTACGCATACTCCCGGCGCTCACGACGCGCCATAATCCGCTCCATCATCTTCTCCAGCTCATGCAGGCTCAGCTTCAGGGCGGAGGTAATTTCCCCTTCGGTGGTGGGCGCTGCACCTTTGATAACGATTTGCGGGGCGAACGTCACATTGACGCTGGATTGTTGCCCCGGCACATGAGCAGTCCGGCCCTTGCCCGGCATCGGTGCAGCCTTCGGTAGTTCAGGAACGGCGGGCGAAGCAACCGGCGGCAGTGGTTTCGGTTGCGGCATGGCGGCGCTGGCCAGCCCGGTTAACGCCGTGCCTGTTATCGGGGGCGTTTTCGGCAGGCCTGCAACCGTCCCGGCCAGCCCCGGAGCAATAATGCCGGGTGCAGGGGGGATCAACGCCTGCGCCATCTGCTGGCTGGCGGAAATTGCATCCGGGGCGGTGCGGTTGATGCCGATTGCCGCGCCCTGGGCGATATTGTCGCCAAACGATGCAAACACCCGGCTGGGGGAATGAATACCCAGCGTCTCTTTGAACCAGCCTGAAATAGAGTTACCAAAATTGACAACGGTTTCTTTTGCAGCGGTCAGCGCATTGCCGATACCGTTCACCAGCCCGGTAATCAGGTTGCTGCCGAACTCGGTAAAGTTCTTTGGCATATCGACACCGAACCAGCTCATCACCCCGGTGAATGCCTTATAGAACAACCCCAGCGGCGACCAGTTGGTAATCAGTTTCGCCACGCCGCCAATCCCGCCGCTGAATGCGGTTTTGATTTGCGCCCAGATACCGGAAAACCAGCCCGTTACACCGCTCCAGATAGACTTAATTCCGCTCCACGCGCCGCGAAATGCTACCGTCACCTGCGCCCACAATCGCTTAAAGAAAGCGGATATCGGCCCCCAGTAGCGGTAGATAAGATAGGCGGCAATAGCGATGGCGGTAATAATCAGGCCAATAGGATTCAGCATTAAAGCGCGCCCCAAAAACAGCACTGCGCGGCCAGCCATCATTAAGCCTTTCAGCAACGCGCCGCCGAAAATTTGCGCCAGTTTAAGCGCTCCCCGGCCCAGCGAACCAAACAGTTTCGCCACGCCAGCCAACTTGCCGCCAGCGGAAAAAGCAGTCCTGAGAAGTAGCCACTTAGTGCGCAACAAAGTGACACCCTTAATCATGTTGAAAATCGGTGTCAGGAAGAAAATATTCGTTATCAATCCCAGACCTGTAACCGTGGTTTTAAACAACAAAAAACCACCAATCAATGAAGCGACGCCCGTCACTATTTCCGGATTGGCCGCCAGCCATTTTGCAAAGGAATCCAGCAAAGGGATCATCGTATCTGCCAGCGACACCAGTGAGGGGCGCAGGGCACTGCCAATACTTAGCGCCACCTCATTCATCGCTACCTGTGATTTTCGCCAGCGAGCGTCAAGCGTGTCACCTTGCTTACCAAAATCACTATCCAGCACGTTTTGCGATGCAGGGTCACTCATTTGAGCTTTATTGGACTGATATTGATCCCAGTTCTGACGCATAGAAAGCAGATGATTTACCGTCTGAATATCGGTAAACACTTCTGACAAACCAAATGACTCCATTAATTTTTGTTGTGATTCCCCGTCACCGCGCGCACCAGCTTCCTGCCACTGCCTCATAAAGGCATCGCCTTTGCCTTTAATAAAACGGTCAGCAATCATGAGTGAGGCTTCATATTGTGAATAACCTTTGGCGACGTAATCTCTCATTGACGCTTCATAATTTACGCCTGCCTTTTCATATTTCTTGACGGTATCGCCGCGCGTCATTGCCCCCATCCAGTTGGTCATATTGGTCACGGCTTCTTCCGCCGAACCAGAACCTTTGGCGGCTTCAAGAGACGCCACAATCTCTTTGATCGCTTCCTTACCAGTAATACCTTTGGCGGCAAAACTTTTAGTCAGGGTGGGCAATGCCTTTGCCATATCCTTTAATTCAAAACTGCCTGTTTTCGCTCCGACTGCCGCCATCGCGAAGGCTTCTTCCATCTCCTTGCCATCGTCAATCTTCAGCGCATCGCTAAAGGCGTAGGTCATTTTCGCCAGATCGGTCATATCCGCTTTGGTGGCCGTGGCGGTCTTACCCAGCAGATTCACCATGCCCGCAGCTTTCTCCGGGTTCATACCATCGGCCACCAGTTGATTCACGCCGCCGAGCAGTGTCTCCTGCAACTGATTAACCTGACCACCCGCCTGACGGATCGCATTACCAATTGCCGCCTCCTGCTGGCTATCCAGATTCCCCGTCACCGCGATATCCCGTAGCCCGGATTCAAAGCCCGCATAGGTTTTTATTGATGAAACCACCGGCGCGGCCACCGTTCGTGCCATTGCATACGTCTCTGCCCCCTGGGCATAGAGTTGCATACGCTGTGAGCGTAATGCCTGGCTGCGCGCCGTCGCGCTGGCTAATTTATTTTGCTGGTTTTCCAGCCGCGCCATCGTACTACTGACCTGTTGCAGCTCTCTGTTGAGCCGGGACGTGCTACTAATACCCGCCTGTCCGTAGCGCGTCATGGCCTGTGTTAATGCGGCCTGGCGGCTTTGTAATCGTTGCGTGGTTGACTGGAGATCGTTTAGGGCGCGCTGCGTACCGCCAATAGCAGAACGAAATGCGCCAGTAACTGCGCCACTAATCAGAACACCGATTGAAAATTCAGCAGCCACGTTTTACACTCCGTAATACTTTAAGGTTGACAGGGGACGACAATGAAAACCTCACTGGCGTTATTGCAGGGGATTCTGTATGCATTGCTGGGTGGCGGTTATTGTTATGCCGGATGGCGACTGGTCAGCTACGCATTGGAATATCTCGCCCCTGATGTGCTGGCCTGCGTATTGTTTATCGGTGGCGGTCTGGCGTTAATGACGCTGGTTCTGATCCCGCTGGCGTTCTTCCTGCAACCCGTCATTGCCCTGATTGCAGGGGTTTTTGCCCTTGTTGGTAGCCTTATAGAATGGCTACTCAACCGCCGCCGTTCTCACGCTTAATCTGCGCGCTGGCCTCATCCAGCCAGCGTTCAAAATCCTCCACCGCCAGCGCATCTATCTCACCCGGCTGAAATCTAAACCACCGCGCCAGCAGAGCCATCGCCTGCCACAGATTCTGCGGGTTCGCCGCCCAGCCCAAGCATGTGTTGAAATCGTTTCTGCAATGCCTGGTAATCGGCTAAATCCATCTCCGCCAGGTCTTCCGGCACCAGTCCGGTCATCGCCGCCAGCAGCGGCTCGTCCCAGTCCTCCGGCTTATCGCTGATGCGGCGCGCTGCGCGCATATCTTTCACCTTCAGACGGGTGAGTTGCAGCTCTTCGATGCGCTGGCCAGACGGAGAGGTAAACGGGTATTGCAGTTTGAAAAGGTCTTTCATGGTGACTGTCCTCATTGTTGAATGAGGACAGTATTGAGGAGGGATAAAACAAACAGTATTAAACGACTTTAATGAGCGGTTAACCCCCGATATTGTTGCGATAGGTACTGAGTTGATCCGTTCCGTTCACCTTAAAAATATTCGCCAGATAATCCAGCTCCAGCAACGTCTCGCCGTCCACTACCTGCTTGATGTAGGTGCAGCTAAACGCGCTGGAAAAATCCGGGTTCTCATGCTGCTTAAACGTCCCCAGCGGATTTTTCTTGAACATCACCGTCAGATGCGTTACCAGCGGGATTTCATCAATGCGGCCCGTCGAGTTATAGCGGTCAATACTGGAGCGGCACTGCAACGAAAGCGACTTATACGGATTGGCGCAGTGACGCATCACCTCGCGATAGAACGAGTTCCACTTAATCTCGCCCTCCAGCTTGTCGAACCCGGCAGGCAATTCGATTTTACCTACCATCCCCAGCGCCTTATGCTCCTGCATAATCATACTGATATCCGGCAGCTTAATTTCCTCCGCGCGGCCCAGCAGGTTATTGCCGTTAATATAGATATTGGCGTTGGTAATACGGTTAACTTCAATTTTTCCGCCCATCAGTTCGTGCTCTCCAGTGATACCAGATATTCCGAGGTGATCTCGGTCTCAAACGTTAACCGCTCCAGCGGCGGCGGTGGCGTATATTTGTAACTCAGCAGCAGATGCCCGGACGCCAGTTCAGTCTGCTCGTTGCGCGCCGGGTCATACCAGCACTCAAACCCCAGCAACGCGCCGTCGCCAATCAGCTTGCGACCGTAGGCATTCACCGACTCGGTGAGCGCGTCAATCAGCGCCTGGTTAATCGGCATATCCATATATTGCAGGCTGAAATAACGGATGCTTTCGTTAATCACATCCCCGGTGCGCCGCACGTTCTCAAAGTTGCGCATATGGGTGACGGTCGGCCAGGCGGCGGTACGGTTGCCCCACAGCCGCAGTCCGGTGCCGTAGCTGTTGAACACGGTAGTGATACCGTTTTCATTCAACTGGTTCACTTCGCTTTGCGGGTCATCGATCATCGCTGACAGCGAACGTTCGACGCCGGTAATACCGAGAATTTCTTTGTTGGAGTTGCTCCACCAGAAGCCGTTCTCCAGATCCACTTTGGCGCGCAGGCCAGCGGCGCGGGAGGAGAGCGGCTCCAGCCGTTCGCTGTCGGTTGCTGCGTCGTACACTTTGACGTGCGGGTAGCACAGACGGGCGCGTTCGGAGCTGGTGTTAAAGTTGATTGTCCCGGACGGCCCACGGCCCGCCAGCACCTGGCTGAAAGTGGTGCCAATGGGAGCATCGATATAGGTGATAGCGTCCAGTTTCTCCGCCAGTGCAATCAGTTCGGTGCTGACCGATTTTTGCGTACAGAACACCGGGGCGATCAAAATTTTGGCCTTGAAACCGTAGAGACTATAGGTATCCTCCAGCAGCTTCATCCCGGTGCGCTGGCCAGCGGCGTTAATTGCGCCGATGATGTCTGCCGCCGTGACCTTTGCCGGATCAATATAGTTGTAATCAACCCTCACCACAGTGCCAGCAGAATACGACGGCAGGGTAACAACGCCTGCGCCTGAATCAATGGTACACTGCGCGATGCTAACCATCTCCGAACCCACTTTCATATTCACGTTACGGACTGCGCCGTGTGCCAGCTTAATCTGGTGGTTATCATCAATCGTTTGTGTTTCATTCAGCGCACTGGCCTGGTGCCTGGCCGGGTCGGCCACATTAATCACCACCACCGTTCCCGCGCCGTGATCGTAAATGGCGTCCAGCGCCTGCGGGATACTGAACCCGGACGCCTGCGGGCCAAACTGCGCCGCGTCGGTCTCCGACAGGCACAACACCGATTCATTGACCGGACCTGCCGGAGCAATCCCCACCAGGCCAATCACCGCCGACTTAACGGTGCGCACCGGGCGCGGGCCACGTTCAATCTCAATGGTCTCGACGCCGTGTAAATAGTTAGCTGCCACTGTTCGCCTCCTTTTCTTTCTTACCCTTCAGGGGCTGCGGTTCAGGCTCCGGCTCTGCGACGGTTTCCACCGCCACTGGCGTCAGATATTTCAGCGCCAGCAGGGTCTGCGTATAATCCAGATCCTCCGGTAGTTCCACTTCGCTACCCGGCCACAACAGCACCTCGGTGCCATCCGCCAGCGTCACGCCGCTGGCCGGGCCGCTATAGATAAATTTCATTGCTCTTCCTCATAGTTAACCGTGACCAGCAGCGGTAGTTCGTCCGCCTCGCTGTCCTCAACAAACATCGTGTCGGTGACGAACTCCAGCGCGTACTGCCAGAGTCCCGCCACTTCGCCAATAAAGGTGTCCTGTTTCAGCCGCACCGGACGGTGACAGTTCGCCGGACGCCAGCCGCCGAGCGCGCGGCGTACCAGCTCCAGCATCGCCACCGCGCCGCCGCGTCCGTTGAGCTGGCGCATGATGACCGTGGCGCACAGGGTGACGGTCTGCGGCTGAACAACGGCGCAGGTGTCATCCGGTTTGTCGTACTTCGAGCTGATATAGCTCACCAGCACCGCGCCGGTGGGATGATTGAGCCGGAACTCCTCCGGCGTCTCCGGGAAATATTCCACCTGCAACGCGGGGATTTTGCGCCGCAGCCGCTGCACTACATCATCGACAATCGTTAATGTGTCCATCAGTATTTCTCCAGCAGACCGTTAGCACCGCCAAATGTTGCCGCCCGCGCACGCACCCGGAACTCGCCGGACTCCGGCACGTCGGTCTGCGTTGACGGCAGACCGAGCGTGAGCCGGTTATCGCGGATATCCGCCAGTTGTTTCAGGGCGTCTTTGTAGTCGTCCCTCACCGCATCCGGCAGCGCCCCTTCCGGGCGGCGGGCGTACAGGCGATAACGGGTAATGGAGACGGCCACGTCATGAATAACCGTCGGCACCTCCGGTAGCGGCAGGGTATAACGCCCGCGCAGATAGGCGTCGATGCGCTCGTTGGCGTGGCGTATCGCCTCCTGCACCACGGACGTATTCACCGTGGTCGCCGTGGCATCCTCATTCGACAGCCAGACCAGCGTCTGCCACGGCAGCGAGAGAGTGAGTTCGTCCGGGGTGCAGTAGTCCATCATCACGCCCCGCGCAAAATGCGCACCACGTCACCGGCCTGCGTTGCCGCATCCAGCGCGACTCCGGCCACGGCATTGCTGCCGGTTTTCGCGATAACGCAGCCTTCGGCATCGGACTGGACGGATACGCCCGCCTCAAACGCCGCACCGGCTTCCACCGCGATAATGCCCAGCACGTTAACGCCGAGGGCGTCGCCTACGTCGGCATCGGTTTCCGCCACGCCGAGCGCCGCTTTACCCGCTGCGCAGGGCTTGCCGTCAAAACCGACAATGCGCTGCTGGAGGATAATGTCAGCCGCTACTACGGTGGTGGTCAGAATGACCTGTTGAGTCACAGCCATCACGCACCTCCTTTCAGGCCAGTGAGCAGGAACCCGGCGTCGGAACCGACGACGACAACCTTATAGATATCGGTGTAACGGCAGTTACGCACCTTACCGCCCGCCGTGTCGTACTGGTCGATAACCGGCATCCCTTTGCGGCGGAACGTGTAACCAAAGCTGGGTTCGTTCTCGTCGGCAGACGCCGCGCCGCCCTGCGGCGGGGTGACGTAGTGGCCCATCAGGTTGTCTTTCCACAGGTCTGCGGTCTTGCCATCTTTCCCCAGCGCTACCGGGCTACCAACCACCACCTCATCCACGCCGAACAGTGCCTTGAGAATATCGGTAGTGATCATCTTGCGCTCGTTCGCGCCGATGGCCGCCTGCAGCGCCGGGTGGAATTTCAGCAACGTCAGCACTGACGCCCCCATCGTGATAATGTTCGGGCGCAGGCCGACGTTGTTGCGCACCGCATCCATATAGGTTTCCACGTCGCGCAGCGGATCGCCCTGACCGTTGGCCCAGCAATCCGCCGCGGTGAACGCCTTTTTCGCATTGGGTTTATAAATTTTTACATCCTGCGCCAGCGCAGCAGCATGCACCTCACGACGCAGCAGAACCCCGTTAGTCGCGCGGCGGGTAGCCTTAGCCTCTTCGTCAAAGATGCTCTCCGCACTTTCGCGATAATCCACCGGTGCAGCCAGATCGTGTTCATCCAGCACGATATCCACCGAACCGGTTTTTTCGCGGATCATCACGTTACTGTCGGCCCCCACGGCGCGCTTTGTGTCATAGACCGCAAACACGCCGTTGCCGAACGTCGGCACGGTCGCACCTTCTTTATCCATCTCCACCACCGGGAAAATTCGCTCCCCGATAAACGCCGCGTTTTTATAGCCGCGCGCGACGGTGGTCAGGATCGGGTTAACAACGCGCTTCCCCTGTAAATGATTTGCCATTGTTCTCTCCTTTATAAGCAGCGTTTAACGGCGGCTTCGTAGCTGATACCTTCCGCCTTCGCCAGCGCTACGGCTTTGGTATGTACGGCCAGTTGTTCCGGGTCGGCGTCGGCAAAATCGACGGTGCGCACGGTGTCGCGGTCGGCGCGGTCTTTACTGGCGACTTCGCTAAAATCAAGCACCGTCGCGGCACCGGACAGCAGCTCTTTGAACGCGCTGGCCAGCGGCTTTTTCACCTCGCCCTCGGCGAACTCCACCGGCGCATCGCCCTTGCTCACTTCATCCAGCAAGGCAACCACCACGCCTTTCGCTGCCGGGGTTAGCGAGCCTTTCGTTACCAGCTCTTCCGCAAACGACACGTTAGCGGCGTGCAGCTCGTCGGCGCGGCGCTTTTTCTCCGCCGCATCATTCGCCGCCAGTTGCGATTTCAGGCGGGTGTTTTCATCCAGTAGTGCTTTCTTCTCTTCTTCCGTCACAGGGACTTCCTCCGGGTTGGGTTTTGGCTCACTGAAAGCCGGGTCAGGTTTCGGGTCGTCACGCTGCGCCTCATCGCGCAGCGCGTCGATTTGCCAGGACGGCAGCACGCTGTCGGCTTCATCCAGGCTGAACTTGCTGATCAGAAAATCGCGCAGCCGGGCAAACATCCCGGCACTGGTCGTCAGCCCCCAGTCGGCGAACTCGACCACACCTTCCTCCTGCTCGCTGAACTCAACGGCTTTCAGTCCTTTCACGGCAGGCGGCTGCGCGCCGAGAAAACCGACGTGGCGCAGGTAGTACACGCCAGGCTTCGGATTGTTTGGTGCATCGGGTTGATAAAAAGAGGCGGAGATTTTTTTGTAACGGCCATGACTTACCAGCTCGGCGAATTGCGCATCCACCTGATGAGTTTCAGCCAACAAACCAACACCACCCGGTGACAGTGATTTCACCCAGCCCCACGACGGATCGTCGTGCCGGGGATGACCAATCACCAGAGGCGCTTCATGCAGCGCTGGATCGTAGGCGTCAGCGCAAGCCTGTAAGTCGCTTTCTGAAAAATTGATGGTACGTCCACGCATATCGGTATGCGTACCGGACTTAAAAATATGAAGTGGCATATCCCCTCCGAGAGTTTCCAGGGATAGCTTTACAAAAACAGGCGAAAATCACTTTTAAAGCGCTTTAATCACTGCGCGGGAGAGAGGGCGGGAAAACGAAACAGGAAGCGCTTTATAAATCTTTATAAAGCCGCAAACGGGATAAGGCCTGGCATTCGCCCGGCATCGCGGAAAACATCAGCCACGCGCCGCTGATTCAAGATGGCGCAGGATCGTCGCTATCACAACGCGTTTTGCGCGGGTGGTCAGATTGCCGTCGCTGTCGACCGGCAAAAACGGACGCGCCGGATAGGTGGCCGTATGGTCAGCCGCAGACTGCTCGAAGTTGCTGTTTTTCTTCTTCACAAACCGCCGACCGACGCGACCATTTTCACCTTGCTTAAAGTAGACTTTTCGGCCCTTGCGCTCCACTTCGCCGCCGAGCTGGTGAATGGCGGCATACGCCAGGTTAGAGCCGACCACGGCATGACCGGCGTCGTACTGCGTGGTAATCGACCGCGCCAGCGCGCCAGTATCGCGCAGCGTCGGACCACCGCGTTTCTTCGCCGCCAGCGACGGCACCCATGCCGGGCGACCTTCATCTTCGAACGTTTCCGCCGTCTCCGTCTGCAACGAACCGGCAATTTTACGCATCGCGGGCGTTAAGTCCTTACAGCCGATTTCCAGACTACGCAGCATATGCCGCAACGCTTTATCATCCAGCTTCACGTCAATCATTGCGCTAACTCCTGCTGCGCCAGCGGCGCAAGTGCGCCCTGGTATTTGGCTAAATCCGGGCGGTACGCCGCGCCCGGCGCGTATGACCAGCCTGCATCCGGAGCGATAATCGTATTGCCAATGGTAAAGGTGGCCACCGGTTGCAGCTCTCCGGTCTGCATGGATATCAGCTTCATCGTCTGCCCCAGCGCGTCGCCGGAGACGGTGATTTTCAGACCGCGACGGCGGGCATCGGCCTCAGTCATTGCTATCACTGTACAGCGGCATCCCCAGCCGTTAGGCGGATAGAACGACTGCCAGAACGGATCGTCGTAGCGCATCACCGTCTGATGCAATAAGAGATGCGGCTGGCGCGTGCGATTATCGCAGATGGCGCTGTACATCCAGTACGGACGGTCATCGACGTTCTCCATCTGCTCGGCCCAGCGCCCGGCGCTGTAGATTACCGTCATATTGGTGCGGTAGATGGTGCCCAGTCGCCAGGTGCTGCCCTGCGGGATAACAGTGATTTCTCCGGTGTCCGGGTCGGTGACTTCTTTGTCACCCCACCAGCCTTTCGCTTTCAGCACCGGCTCCAGCTCCTTACGAAACCATGCGCCCGTTTTACCCTCTGCCAGCGCCTGCTCCAGCGCGCGACGGATATCCTCCAGCACATCCAGCTTTGTCACTTTGGCGACGGTAAACGCGCGGGCGTGGGCCTCCTGCCAGACTTCCTCCCAGTCCCACGACAGGGTATAGCCTTTCGATTCCAGATAACCGATCGCCCGCTGCGGTGGCAGCGTCAGGCAATACGCCAGTTCACTGCTCGTTACGCTCATTGAGCCGCCCCCAGATATTCGCCACAAACAGCACCCGCGCCAGCCGTTCGGTCAGGTCGTCAGCGTTCATCTGCGGATACAGGTTTGCCAGATCGCCCATCAGTACCTCCGGAGCAACGCCGTTCTGCACCCGCGCAAACAGCGGGGCCAGCACCGGCGTCAGCGTGTCGTCCAGTTTGCCGCTGGCCATCAGTTCATCCAGCGCCGCGTCGAGCACCTCCTGCGCGGCAACATCGGCGGCCACCGCTTCAGCGAACGCCACCGGCGCAGATGCTGACGTTTCGTCGATATCGCCATCCTGCAACTGATATTCGCGCTTCCAGTACTGCGGCGTGAACTTCACGCCCGACTCCGATAACTTCTTATCGCGTCCGGCCTGTATTTCGTCAACGGCCTTTTGCTCCCACGAACGGAATATCGGGCAGTCCACCGCACCGAAGTTCAGCTCCACAATCCAGTGGATTAACTGATTGAATGTGCTGTCAACAATCGATGCGTCACCGTCGCGGATATCGTTTGTCACCTCCAGCCCGGCCTGTGCCGAGGCGCGGGTGGAATCAGATTCAGTAGTCTGGTTCTGCCCCAGCAGTGCGATAGAAATCTCCGAACGCGACAGGGTGATCAGGTTCTGGTAGATATCGCTGGAATCGGCTTTGCCCGCCGCCTCTTTAATTTCCACCGAGGAATCATCCGGGATAGCTGCCACCGCATCCTCAATCATCGACTCCAGCGAATCCAGCAGCAGATTGATTTCCGCCTGCGACGTTCCCCTCGGATGTTTACCGACCACCCACGGTGAACCGTATTTCTCGGCAAATCTTACCCAAAATTTCATGCCGCCTTTTTTGAAGGTGACGGGCCAGAAGCACATCGAGAGGTCGGGGAAGCCATACGGGTTATCGTAGGATGCGTCCTGACGCGGCAGCAAAAACTTATACTGCGGCACCAGCTCGCCCTCCAGCCCGGCATCGCGGGCGCGAAACCGCAGCCGGTTCTCCATATCAAACTGGAACCACTCCGGCGGCTTGCCAATCACATCGGTCACCGTCCACGATTTACCACCGCGCGCCCACATCACCTCACACGGCTGGTAGCCATAGAGCACCGCGTCGGTCATCTCGCCGGTAATGCGGGCAATATCCAGATCGTCGAACAGGTCGCGCACAAAACGGAACACGCGCGTCGTGGCGTTGCCGCGCTCGACGCCGTTTTCCAGTGCTTTTACTGCCGCCTTGCGCCGCCGGATGCAGCCGCCGACCAGCGGGTCGGTGCGCAGTTCGCGATAAATTTTAATATCGCGCCCCTGCGCTTTGAGGATGGGATCGGGATTGGGCAGGTACATCCCCAGCCCGTAGAAATCGATCGAACGCGAGCGGACAGCGATTTGTTCCGACAGGCTTCTGGTCGGTTCGCTGAACGAGACAAACTCGGTGGGGGTAACGTAAATTCCGCGTGGCATTAATAGCCCTCCAGCAGTCGCGCCGACGTCCGCCTGCGCCGCGAGTTAACAGTAACCGGGCCGGATGGCCCGTCCGAGGCGTTGATCGCCAGAAAGCAGGCCCACGTCTGATCCGCGTGGCCATTGTTGTCGCTCTCCGCCACAAAGCGCGGCACGCCGGTTGGCCCGGTAATTTTTGCAGCTTGTGCAGGTCGCTGCGCAGCGGCTGATCGCCCAGAGGAATGCGGATATGCCGGTCCTGAAATACCTCTTTACCGCGCGTGGCCAGCGTCAGTTTACTGGCGGCGCTGAACACCACGCCCTCCACGCGGCTGCTGCCGTGGCGGCGCTGCGCATCCTCCACCGGCTTCTCGCCCATCCCGGTCTGATCCATACAGCAGCGCAACACCCGGTAGCGAAAGAATACATCGTCCAGCAGCGCATCCTGCTCGGCAAATTTGGCGCGTTTACGGGTGATAATCTCCCGCGTCCAGTACACGTCGCCGACCTGTTCCAGCACCCAAATCACAAACAGATCGTGACGGATGCCAATATCCACGCCGACAAAGCAGGGGCCGCCGCTGTAGTGCTCCGGCAGCCCGGCGTGGTCGTGCTCCACGCCGTCAATCAGCTCGAACGACAGCCACGCGCTGGCCTCATCCAGCCATTGCAGCTCAAACTCCTGCGCCCAGGCATCGTCGTCATTGAGCGCCAGCCGCATCTCCTCCACGTTACGCGGCAGACCGCCGCGCACCGCCTGATGGATATCGACGGTATGGCGCGACCAGACGCTGGACAGTTTTTTGTCGGTCATCAGTTCGTAGAACTTATTGCCCTTGCCGTTGGGCGTCGAGGTAATACGTAACTTCCAGCCGTTGGAAATCACCGGAAACAGCGCCGCCCAGATTTTGCGGTTGTCGGCGTGGAAGGCGAACTCGTCGAGAAAGACGTTAGCGGAGAATCCGCGCGCGGTATCCGGGTTGGCGGGCAACGCGGTGATGCGCGAACCGCCCGGCAGCACGACTTCCAGCGTGGTATAACGCTCGCCGGACGCGCCTTTAAACTCGCCCTCGATTTCCTGAATCGCCAGACTGTAGGCCTGACAATGCTTCTTCACGCCTTCTTCCATCGCCTCGCGCGCCTGACGTTCGCCGCGTGACAGAATCACCCAGCGGGCGCGGCCTCCGGCCACTTCCGCCTCGAAGGCGTCGTCCACCAGTTCCAGCGTGGTGGTGAAGGTCTTGCCCGTCTGGCGGGCGAACATGCCGATTTTGAATCTGGCCCGGTCCAGAAACCACGCCTTCTGGTAGGCGTGCAGTTCAATGGCGGCGCTCATTTGACAATCCCGTAAATCTCTTCGCGCACCCGGCGCAGGGTTTCGGCGTCGATGCGCCCGGAGCCGGATTTGGATTCAGCCTCCAGCGCGTCCATTTTCGCGGCGATCTTCTCGCGTAAATCCTGCTGAAACTTCTTCAGGTTGACGCTGGCGCGCGACAATGTAGCGACGTTCTTCGCCACCTTCGACAGCAGCGCCACCCGATCCTGCGGGTCAATCTCGCCTTCTTCCGCTTCCTGCAACTGGACGATAGACTCAAACAGTTCAGTCTGGATCAGCGCAATCACCGCCTCCGAACGGGCGTCCTGATCGTCGGCTGCGCCTTCGGTCAGCATCCGTGCGGCTTCGGTAGCTGCGCGGATAGCACCGAAGCGCCGCTCAATCTTCTGGCCGTAGCGGTGGATGGCGGATTTGCTGATAAGGAAGCCCTTGTCGCGCATCAGCGCCTCCAGCTCCGCATAGCCGCTAAAGCCCGATTCGGTCAGCGCCCGCTCCAGCCAGCGCCTGACCTCTTCGGGCAGTTTGTCGATGGTGCTGCGTCTGGCCATCTCACTCGCTCCAGTATTTTTGCGGGCGGGCGATGCCGGGGCCGCAGTCCACGGTGTATTCCACCACGTCAACGCCGAGGCGGGTCAGGTCGGCAAACCACATCCCGGAGGGTTGTTTCACCAGTTCCACCATCCGGCGGTCAGCCAGATAGTCCAGCTCGCGCCGCAGCTCCAGCGCGGTGCCATCCGGGTAAATCGCCCGCATCACATCCAGCAAAAACTTTTCATTGCTGGTATAGGGCCGGGCTTTGTTCAGCGCCAGCATCAGGTTCCAGCGCATTGACTCACGGCGAATTTTGTCCATCATCTGCCACCCCCTTGCGACAGTTCGATTTTGTTATACAGCGCATCCAGCTTGGCCTCGATAACCGTCTGGCCCCGGATGTAGTCCTCACGGCGCACATAATTCAGCGGCATATCTGCGCGGAACTCCAGGAACTCGCGCTCCAGCCGCGACCAGCCGGTTTCCGACTCCTTACGCGCCGCCTCCAGCGCCTCAAAGCGTTCGTTGAGCCGCTTCTCTATCTGCGTCAGCAACATCTTTCCGGCAGCAACCAGCACGCCAAGAAACGACAGCGCCATTGAAATCACTTCCCAGAAATCAATCTGCAACATCATCGCGACACCTCCGCGATATAGCTTTGCAGTCCTTTCACCTGGAGCGCTAATTGCTGGCAGCGCTGGCCGTTGTCGGCGAGGTTGGCGAGGATGTCGCGCTGGCTGATGCCGCTGGCGCGTAGCCGGGCGTCAGCGGATGCAACGGCTGCGGCGGTTTTGCCAGCGTCGCGGGTAGCGGCGGCAGCGTCCGGGGCGGACACACCGAGGGCGGCGTTGTACTGCTGCACGAAGCCGCGAGTAAACACGCAATCGACAGGGTGAACCTTGCCGCGTTCGTCAATGTACTGCTGCGTAACATCATCAATTCTCCGTTGTAGTGCGGCGTTGCGGGCGGTCAGTTCCTCCTGACGGGCAAGATACGACTCCTCGCTCGCCCGGATGTGGATCAACTGCTGCTGGTAGCGGTTCATCTCATCCTGTAGCGCACGCTGGCTGGCCTCGGCCTGCTGCTTTTGCAGGCGCAGGCATTCACCCTGCGCCTTCTCGTAGCCGTGTTTGTGGCCCTCCAGCCAGGCGAAATAGCCGCCCAGCGCAAGGCCCAGCAACAGCACCACGGCAAACAGCCCCTCGTTTTTTAATTTATCGAACACAGTTTGCCCCTCCCCATGACAGATAGCGCGGCGCGTTCTGGTACAGGATGCGCTGCGGATAGCCCCGATTCTCGCGCCAGTTCGCCGCGCTGCGCCCGGCGTTGACCGTGGCCACCGCGTCGAACCAGACGCCCGCATCCAGCCCGCGCTGCGTGGCCAGCTTTTTATCGCGGTTTACCCAGCCTAAGCCGCCGTTGTAGGCGCTCAGGGTGAAGGCCATCCGCTGACAACCGTCCGCCGCCGCCACGCGCTGCCACAGCCACTGGTCGTATTGCACCAGCGCCCGGATAGCCCATGACGGGTTAAACGGCTCGCGCTCACGCAGCGCCGGGAACTGCTGGCTAATCCAGTCGGCGGTGGAGGGCATAAACTGCGCCATCCCCTGCGCGCCGACGGGCGAACGGGCGGCGGGGTTCCAGCCGGATTCCTGCTGAAACTGCCCGGCGAAGTCGGCCACCGGCGCATCCATGCCCCACACGGCGCGGGCGGTACGGATAACTTCGGCGCGGTAAGGTTTGGCGGCGGCGGGCGGTTCGGCGGCGTTTGCTGGGCTTAATGACACAGCAAAACCGAATGCCACCATCAAAATGAAAACGGCGAGCGCTAACAGCCAGCTATCCTCTTTGTCTGGCCTCTGTCGTTTTCTGGTCATTATCACAGCCCCATCGCCACGGCCAGACATACCGCCGCGACAATCACAGCCCGGCGCAGCATCGCGGCGGCAAACAGGCGCGGCTCGCCTTCATCCATCTGAAAATAATTAGGCCGGGCATAGGGAAACAGGCTGCGATCCAGCCAGTAACCCAGCACCGCCGCCAGTGAAATCAGACTCAGTTTGTAGATAACAACCGGGAGCTGCTGCGGGGAAATCAGCGCAATCAGCGCGAACAACACCACCGATGCGACAAGCCAACCAGATAAACGCGGGAAAAGAGAATTTTTCATAAGTGCCTCCATTGGGTGATGGAGGCAGTGTGAAGGATGGCGGGGAGGAAGGCTTTTAAAGGGGTTTAATGACGGGGCCGCTGCGTCAGTGAGAAGAAATCCTCCCGCAATGAAAATCAGCGTTGGCAGGGAGTAACAGCGTCAGCAACAGCGCAATACTTGCCAGCAACAGCCAGCCGGACAGATACCGAAGGTAAGCGGTTTCATACGCGCGCGCTCTCCAGCAGTTCAGTCACTCTTTTTATTTGCTCTGTCGATAGCGGTCTGCTTGCCAGCCAGGCAATCAGCGTTTTTTGCTGTTGCGGTAAATCAACTAATGAAACAAACCCGTTAGAGGCATCCGCCAGCACAGGGAGGCTCTCGATGTCATAACCCTTATCGGCGAAAAAATCATAAATAATCCGTACCCATTCGCGGGAGATTTTTCGCTTACCATTCTCAAGAGAACACAGATATGCCGATGATATTTTGAGTTCCTGCGCCATCGCACGCAGCGTATAGCCCGTTTGTATCCGGGCTATACGCACTGCCGTACCAAAATCAGTTAACGCCACAATAAGCTCTCCCGTTATAAATTCGAGAATATATTGTGGCGCGTTACAAACAGGCTGGATTTTAAAGGGCTTTAATGTCTGACCACTCAAGGCCGCGATAACATGAGGGCCGCTAAACCAGAGAGGACACAAACATGACGATTAAAGAGACTCCGCGCAGACACGGCATTTATCACGGTGTCGAAGTTGGCAGGAAAGACACCATTTTTACCCTCAGCATTGAAGCCAGTTGCTCATCCGAAGCCATTGCGGAATTGAAAGCGGCTATTCGCGAGCTGGAAAACGGACAGAGCCACTTTTCTGAAGGCGAGAATAACGTCATGTTAATTGGCGAGGTGAAAGCAACATCACGATTTATATTCCCCCGGCGATAGACCGGCAACTATTCAACCACACGTGCGCCGATCTGGACAGGGAGTGGGATAAGTATCTCCCAAAACGGTTCGTATCCTTCATAAAGGGGGAACGATTCACCCGACCAGTAAAGATATGCCCGGCGGTAAAGCTCCAGTACCGGGCATTCGGTATCCAGTAGATTCATATCACCACGATGAACATCCAGGCTGGTAATCACCTCATAAATTGGTGCCGCCTTCTTCTCATCATCGCCGTCTTCATCAGCCCGCTGATTTCTAAATTGCTTTACCTCGTCAATATACTGGCATGCAAAAAGGGACTGATAACGGGAAGGCTTCTCAGGAAAATGACTCCGGCGAACCAGTTCAAATATCAGACCAGTTCCTAAAGACCGACTTACTCCATCGGAACTGTTCATCATGGGGCCAGGGTTATAGAGATAGTTATAACCATGTTTGGATAAACCGGCAGGAAACAAGTTATTCAGAAACGCAGCCTGCTCCGGTTGCTTTGGTGTATAGCCACCCAGAATAATCCTGCAAAATGGTCTAAGTCCTTTAACCAAATCAACCGTGTAATATTTCGTCATTAAACAACATCCATCAATACTTCATCACCACGGCTTCAATCTTGCCGTGGACACGTCCAGTAATCCCCGTTCGGCTCAGGCGAGAACACCATCAGGCATCCCTCACGAGGTGGCTTCTTATCAGCAGTCATGGCGACTCGCTCTTTATCCAGTTTCACAACCAGATCGCCACCCGGCACATTCGCCCTGTCATAGCACACTGACTGGCAGGCAGACTTTGAAATTTTCACTTCATGGGCGTTGTTGGAGATAAACAAGAAGCAGGTGTGGCCGGAGGCAATGTAATTGCCCGGAATGTTGTTCTCATCTTTAACGTGAAATTCGACCGTTGTAACCGGACGCATACCGTCCTTGTAAACCTTGAATTTATCAAAGTTTGCAGCGTACTTATCCAGTCCTGGGCACTCTTCACGAATAAACGGCAACTCGCGCTTAACTATCGGATTATCGGTTTCAACGTTAAACGTGGTCGGCGCGGTTGGCTGTGCAGCATCGTCATCACCACACCCCGACAGCAACAGCGCACAAATCCCCAAAGGTAAGAAAAAGTGTTTCATTACATAGTCCTTCATGTTTGTTCTTAATGAGAACACTTTACGCCGAACGTTTAACTTCTGCGAGTTGCAAAGAAAGTTCTTCTACTTTTTTCTCCAGGGCGGCCACTCGCTGTTTTTCCGCAGCACTGCGGAGCAAATCCTTTCGTACATCCGGTTCTAACTGATTTAACAGCTCCAGTAACTTCAGATCGGAATGACTATATTCGGGCTGTTCGGTCAAAACATCAGTATGTTCAGACAGGTACATCTTTCCCCTGCCAGTAAGTAGCCAGTCAATATTTATACCCAAATGGGTGCCAATAGAAATCAATGCCTCGGCGTTAGGCTCTCGTTCTCCGCGCAAATAGTTCTGTAGTGAACGGTAAGGGATGTCGCACAGCGCCGCCGCATCAGTAATGGATAGCGCTTTGTTTGTGAGTATTTTTTTCAGCCTTTCTTTTATGTTCATTTGTGCATATTAGTCGTTGACTTGCCCATTTGAGTACGTACAATAAACCCAATTGAGTACATAATAGCCCAGAGGGTACAAATGAACAAATACCAAATCCACGCCCGACTGATTGAACAGAAGAGCAACTTTCGCCAGTTCGCTATTAATGGTGGCTACGAACCCCGGACGGTTACGCAGGCTGTCGATCGCTGGGCTGGCAAACAAGAACTCCCGCGCGGACGTCTGACGTTCCGCATCCTCAAAGAGTTATCCCGCACCATCGGCAAAGAGATCGTGCCGGGCATCCTGCACGAACCCAACTAAGGAGAGAGGCAATGAAACCGACTTCCCTGTATCCCGGCCAGCGCGTTCTGGTGACGCCATCGCTCGGTTCACAAGCGCCTTATCACGGCACTTTTATCCGCCGCGTTCCGCGCCAGTGTGGACAGGCGGCTTACAGCGTGATCCGCGTGGATGAGTTCGTCGGGTTGAACGGCCCGGACGATCGCGGCGAGACCCCAATGTCTGATTACTGCATCTCCCGTCAGGTGCAGCCGCTGGAGGCAAGAGCATGAAAACCGCGACGGCATCCACCTCCGGCACCCGCATCCTGCGCGTGCTCAAAGCCCTGAAAGGCTACTCGCTTGTCGGCCTGACCAACGGCGAACTGGCGACGGCGCTGCACGAATCCCCGGCTAATATCAACCGCGCCCTGACCACCCTGATCGAAGAGGGGCTGGCGCAGAAGCTGGAGAGCGGACGCTTTGCTATGAGTATGCAGATGCTGCAAATTGCCCACGCCCACGCGACGGAAGTTACCCGCGCGCAGGACAGGCTCAACGAAATGAACCAGCGCCTGCTGGCTGGCAGCCGCTAAGGAGTAAGCAATGGCACGTCAAAAATCCCAACCCGCCGACCTGTTGCCGGATGCGCCGCTGGATGCAGGGCTGAACGTCAGCCTGAACGCGCTGGCAGAACATCGCATTGCAATCATGCGGCAGTTCGGCGATGGTCTGCCGTATGAGCGTGACCGCGTAGTACATGAGGCGCGGTTCTATATGTCGCAGAGCGCCGAGGCCATGCTGGAAGCGGGTAAGCGGCTGGTGATACTGAAAGAGAATGAGCCGCATGGCGAGTTTGCAACCATAGTCGAGGAGCAGCTTGGCCTCCATGTGCGTGCCGCTCAACGAATGATGAAAGCCTCTCTGAAATACCTGTCACCTAAGCTGGAGTCAAAAACGACAACGTTGTCGCTTTTAGGTAAAGCCAAATTGTTCGAGCTGGTATCCGAGGACGATGAAGACCTCGCCGAACTGGCCGAGGGCGGTACCGTCGCAGGTCTCTCACTGGACGACGTAGACCGCATGAGCTGCCGCGAACTCCGCGCCGCCTTGCGTGAAGCCCGCGAAGACGCCGACGCCCAGCGCCGCGTTCTGGCCGACAAGAACGACAAAATCGACAACCTTTCCACCCAGCTTGCTAAAAAATCCCGCATCGCGCCGCCGCCCCCGGATGTGGAAGATGAGCAGTTGCGTAAGGAAGTGACTGCCGTCGCTTTCGAAGCCGAGGCGATTATTCGCGGCAAGCTGTACGAAGCCTTTACCGTCCTGAACCAGCATCATTCCGCGCTGGTTCAGACGCACCCTCACGCCTTTATGACGGGCCTGTTATGCCAGATTGACAACGCCACCACGTACCTGCGCGAAGAGTTCGGCCTGAGCGCAGAACCACGCAGCGACAATGTACCGGAGTGGATGACCGAACCCGCGCCGGAGGTTGAACGCCCGGCGTGGATGAATGATACCAACAAGGAGAACGCCGCATGATCCGTACATTAGTGGTTGATTATACCGATACCCCGCAGGAGCCGAGTTACAACTTCAACGCCGATATTCTGGGTGGTCGCCTGCTGAAAGTCGCCTTTAAAGACGCGCTGGTTTCACCGTGGATTTCCACCATCAGCGCGTTACCGCGCGAGTATGAACTGGTGCTGATATCTGACGGCCATGTACTTAATGCTGCGAATTACATCGACGGCCATTTTCATATAGATGACTGCGTTTATCTGGCCAGTAACTTCGACTGGTGGATGCCCATCCCGGAACTGCCGGAGGGTGATTAACCATGAGCGCCGCCATGACCGAACGATTAGTCGCCGTAGCCCAGGCCGCACGGCAGGCCGGGCATGGCGCTCGCGGCACTATCTATGCTGCCGCCTGCGCGGAGCTGGGCCTGTCCCGCGCCACGCTGTTACGCAGAATCAAGGAGGTTGCCGTGACCGACAAACGCAAGCGCCGCAGCGATGCCGGGAAAACCGCGCTGCCCCGTGATGAGGTGGCGATGATTTCCGCCGCACTGACGGAAGCCAGTCGTAAAACAGGCAAGCGTCTGCTTTCAGTTGCTGATGCGGCCGAGGTATTACGGGCTGACGGCATGATTGATGCCGGGCGACTGGATGAAGAAACCGGCGAATGGAAGCCGTTTTCCGTCAGCACCATCAGCCGGGCGTTGCGTCTTTACAGGATGCACCCGGATCAACTCAGCCAGCCTGCGCCGGTGACGGAACTCGCCAGCCTGCACCCTAATCATGTCTGGGAAATCGACGCCTCGCTCTGCACGCTCTATTACCTCAGCAATGGGCGTCACGGTTTACAGGTGATGGACAGCGCGAAGTTTTACAAAACAAGCCGAAGAACCTGGAACGCATCAGCAGTGAGCGCGTCTGGAGCTACGAACTGACCGACCATACCAGCGGCTGGATTTACGTTGAGTACGTGATGGGCGCGGAGTCCGGCGAGAACCTTTGTTCGGTGCTGATTAACGCCATGCAGGAGCGCGGCGGCGCGGATGTGCTGCACGGCGTGCCGAAGATGCTGTATCTCGACCCCGGTTCGGCCAACACCGCCGCCATGACCAAAAACCTCTGCCGCTCGCTGGGCATTGACGTGGTGGCGCATAAGCCGCACAACGCCCGCGCCACCGGACAAGTGGAGAAAGCGCGCGACATAATCGAACGTCGCCTGGAGTCGAAACTGAAATTTCAGCCGGTTCACGGCCTGGAGGAACTGAACGACAAGGCGCGGTTATGGCGGCAGCACTTCAACGCCACCGCCATCCACACCCGCCATAACAAAACCCGCAGCAATGTGTGGATGACCATCACGGCGGAGCAGCTTATCAAAGCGCCTACGGTTGAGGTCTGCCGCGAACTGGCCGTCGCCGCGCCGGAGAACCGTAAGGTGACGCCAAAGCTACGCGTCTCGTTCCGGGGCGTGGAATACGACGTGTCATCAGTGCCGGGCGTGATGGTCGGCGAAAAGCTGATGATTACCCGCAATCCGTGGCGTACCGATGCCGCACAGGTGGTGCTCACTGGCGAAGATGGCCACGAGTATTTTCACCTGGTGGATGAAGTCCGTAAGGACGAGTACGGCTTTGCCGAAGGCGCGGCGGTGCTGGGCCAGACCCACAAACGCCACGCCGATACGCCCGCGCAGACCGCCGCCAAACAGATTGAGCAGCTTGTGACCGGCACCGATAGCGAGGCTGACGCCACTGCCGCCCGCAAAGCGAAGGCGCTGCCGTTCGGCGGCAGGCTCGACCCGTATAAACCGATTACCGACAGCGACCTGCCCGCGTTCCTGCCGCGTCGCGGTCAGGATTCCCCGGTACGTGCGCTGCGCGTTGAGACCCGCCGCCTGACCCACGTTGAAGCAGCGAAGGCGCTGAAAGAGCGTCTGCCGGAGTGGAACGCGGCGCTGTATCAGGAACTGGTTCGTCGCTGGCCGGAAGGGCTGGCGGAGGATGAGCTGGATGACGCAGCGCAGCAGTTTACCGCCCGCCCGCAACTGAACGTTGTCAGCGGCTAAGGAGGAACCATGCAGCAGATTAAACAGCAGCTACGCCAGCGCGGGATTACCCAGGCATCAGTGGCACAGGCCACCGGCGTTTCCGCCGCCGCTATCGCGCAGTTGCTGAACCACGGTTTATGGCCAAAGACCGGGGGAGACGTTTTGAAAGAGCGTATCAGCGCATTTCTGGCTGAGCACGATATTGACGTTAAAGAGGGGCAGACAGCGGCCACCGCCTGCCCCGGCACATCATCCAGTGAGGACGAAAATATGTTACTGGCAAAACAGGTATTAAATCCAGCGGCGAAGAAGCACTTCGGGCTGTTCCGCGACCCGTTCGCCGACGAAGTTATGCAGGGTTCGGAGGATGTTTTCACCACGCCGGATATCCGCTATGTGCGCGAGGCGCTGTACCAGACCGCGCGCCACGGCGGGTTTATTGCGGTTATCGGCGAGTCCGGGGCGGGTAAAACCACGCTGCGCCGCGACCTGGCTGACCGCATCAACCGGGAGAACGCGCCGGTGATTGTTATTGAGCCGTACATCATCGCGATGGAGGACAACGACGCCAAAGGCAAAACGCTGAAAGCGGCGTCGATTGCCGAGGCCATCATCAATACCATCGCGCCGCTGGAGAACGTCAAACGCTCGCAGGAGGCGCGCTACCGCCAGTTGCACCGGGTACTGAAGGAATCGGCCCGCGCCGGGTTCTCGCACTGCCTCGTTATCGAGGAGGCGCACTCGCTGCCGGTGCCGACGCTGAAGCACCTCAAGCGCTTCTTTGAACTGGAGGACGGATTCAAAAAGCTGCTGTCGGTGGTGCTGATTGGTCAGCCGGAGTTAAAGCTGAAACTGTCCGAACGTAACCAGGAGGTGCGCGAAGTGGTGCAGCGCTGCGAGGTGGTCGAGCTGCTGCCGCTGGACAACTACCTGGAATCGTTTCTGGCGTTCAAATTTCAGCGGGCGGGGAAAGGCGTATCGGAAGTGCTGGACGACAGCGCCGCCGATGCTATCCGTGCGCGGTTATGTAATTCGTCCCGGCGCGGCGACGTCAGCCTGCTGTATCCGCTGGCGCTGGGGAATCTGGTTATTGCCGCAATGAATCTGGCTGCTGAAATCGGCGTGCCGGTGGTGAGTGCGGATGTGATTAAAGGAGTGTGAAGATGGTATTTCACAAATTAACCGGAAAAGACGTTATGCAATACCGGAAAGCGTCACTGGCCGACCGGGTTGTATTGTGGGCCAGCGCCATTATTACGCTGATTTTTATTTTCGTATCGTTATTTAACTAATTCAGGTCGCAGAAATATGCCGCCAACCCGGCAGGCTTCGCACACCCTGAAATCACCCAGGAGACTATTTATGACTGAAAATCCGATGACCGCTATTCAGACACTGGCGCGTCAATACCGGCAGGCAAAAGACCTGCTGACCGAACGTGCGCAGGAGCTGCATGACCTGATTGAATCGGCTAAACGCGCCCGGCTGACGGGCCTGCGTAACGCCGTTGCTAAAGTGACCGAGGCGGAAGCCAGCCTGCGGGCGGCGATTGAAGCGCAGCCGCATCTGTTCGTTAAACCACGCTCTACCGTGCTTGAGGGCGTGAAGCTGGGCTATCAAAAATCGAAAGGGAAAATGAGCTGGGAAGACGATGTGAGGGTTATCAAGCTCATCCGCAAACATTTGCCCGACGCGGCGGATGTGCTCATCAAAACCAACGAAAAACCCGCCAAGGACGCGCTGGTCAACCTGACCGCCGCCGAGCTTAAAAAGATAGGCGTGAATATTACCGAGGCCGGAGACGAGGTGTTTATTAAAGATACCACCGCCACGGTGGATAAGCTGGTCGCGGCGCTGCTTAAAGGGGCGGAAGAAGAAGCCAGGACGGAGGTGTGAACGTGAAAATCAACAATGTAGAAAAGCTGGAACGCACCCTCGCAGATATAACCGGCACCTCTTATTACACATCCAAAACCAGTTGTGTGATAGGTAAAACCAGCGACAAAGTTATCGTCATCAGCGCCTATTCCGTTCGCGAGTTTGAAGAGGAGTTTAACGAGGATTTCGATTCCATCCCCGAAGACCGTTTTTGTCTGGATATAAAGGAGGGGAATGATGGCGACGATTAAATGTGTGTATTGCAAGAAAGAGGTGGCTGAACTGGATTTTAAACAGGCTACCTTATTTCAGACCGATGAATATAAAGAGTGGTGCGTGAATCTCATTTTGCTCTGTCCGCACTGCGAGCAGGCATATAACGCCTTTATTCCCACGATGGAACTGACGCCAGCGGCGGAGGTGGGCGCATGAAAGAACTCATCTACCGCGCCGCCCTGCGCAAGTGGGGGCCGGAGAAGCAACTGACAAAATTAGTCGAGAAAGCTGCGGATCTTAGTGCCGCCGCAGCCCGCAATCTTATGTATTGCGAGGAAATTAGCCTGGCAGATGAGATTGCCAACGTAGAAATCATGATCGAGCAGTTCAGGCAGAACGGCATGGATAAACTGATTGATTTTCGGAAAACGAGAAAATTGGCACAACTGGCTGAATATCTGGGAGTGATAAATAATGATGTACTTTAAATGTCCGACCTGCGGCAAATATGCCGAGAAAGAAGCCTCGTTCCGTTTAGGTGATAAGGTGAGTTTTGTCTGGCAGGTGGTATCAACAACCCCTCAAAGAGCCAGGGTAAGAGTCACGACCAAAACCGGAAAAGTAACCAGCCTTACTAACAGTTCGGCGGTAGTTCGCTCTCGCGGTAAAGATTATCTGCTGGATCAGGGGGCGCTTTCACCTGCGAATGAACCTTCGCCGCTCACCGTCATGATGACTGGTGTCTGCCAGTGCCAACTGGCGAACTCTCCCCAGCGAAAAGAATGAGTAGACAGCGGCTGTGTTCATCATAGCCGCTGTCCGGAGATTCCCCTATGAATAGAACGCAACTCATGAAAGTTATCCACGTAGCCCGTCGAGAGCTGCGTCTGGACGAAACAACCTATCGGCAATTACTAAAAACCCACTGCGGCAGTGAATCATTACGGGCGATGAGCGATGCGCAACTGGCGCGGATTTTCGCTGTAATGAAAAGGCAGGGTTTCAAAGTTACATCTAAAGAACCACCAGCGTATGACAAACAGGCTGCGATGATCCGCGCTCTATGGCTGGAACTGGCAACCAGCGGCGAAGTCAGAGACGGTAGTTCGGCGGCATTGAATAAATTTGTATCACGCCAGACAAACATCGCCCGGCTTGAGTGGCTCAATAATCAGCAGGCCAGCCAGGTTATTGAGCAACTGAAAAAATGGCTGACGCGTATCGGGAGGAGATAATGAAAGGGCCTCAACAACCTCAGCAGCCAGAAATCTTTGCCGATTTGGCGCAGCATGTTGCCGCTACGCTGAAAGAAATGGTCGGGATGGAAGACGATATCGCAGAGCAAATAGCTGTCGCGGTAGCGAACAGAATGATGCACGCATGGGGTGGGCAAACCATCTACCTGCCGAAAGGGATGATCTTCATGACCTCAGCTCGGGATTATCAAATCTGGCAGGAGTGCGACGGGCGCAACTATCGCGAACTGGCGAAGAAATACAATCTGACCCTGCAATGGATCTATACAGTGGTGAAGAAAATCCAGCGAGCAGAAAGCGCCCGGCGGCAGTTGACGCTGTTTTCTCTTATTGATGAACCTGACAAGTAATCAGTGGTTGGCAACCCACTATTACAGTACAATCAGCGCTGAAGCAGTTAAAAAACGAGGTCGTAAAATGTTGTTGGCCTCGTTTCAGTATCTGAAAAGGTATTACAGAAATCGTCCCGTCAAAACCCACCTGGCCCCAGCTAATCCCATAATTATCGTGCAGATGACGGTGGTTTATCTCACTTCTGATTATTATCAGAATATAACTGTGAACGCCCGCATGAATCGCTGAACAATATGACACCGGAGGAATACCGACAGCACCATTATTTGGCCGGGAACTCAAAAAATGTATGGAACTAAAACGGGTCTATTTACATTCTGTATTGATAATTGGGATAAGATATTATTTATTATGTTTGGAAAAGGGAACATTGAGTATAGGACGTCGATAGTTCAAATGCAGGGCATTAACTTTTGGCAACCTATTGTTTACGGTATAATCATAACCATAATAATGCCTTTTTTATCAAGAGCGATAGAATTTTTCCATCTTAAGTCGGACGATATTAACTGTACTCTTTCCTCCAAAGGGACTCTCGTAGGGTAAAA